CAAGATTTTGTCTTTCCGCAACGCTGACAACTCTATTATGAGAAACGCCGCTACTAACTTACAGCCTTTCACGGCTCGTGAATTGGTAGAGCGAGAACTTGATGCGTTGGGCGTTTTGGCAGGTAAGGCAGCACCCGGAGCAGGCACGCAAGCACCGCCGGCAGGTGGTAGCGGTGGTGTAGTTGTTGATTTGTCAGCAGCACGCACCCGAAAGGAGTTCACAGAGATAGCGACACAAACGCTATTACAGCAAGGCAAAACAATCGGTTCAAACGAGTTTGACACAGCTTTGCAAGAGATTTACAAATCAAACGAGGGGTACAAAGACCTACCACTTCAATAAGAATTAACCGGGCAGAGGGTTAGCCCTAATTAGTAACATATCAAAAACAATTAAATTATGTCATTAGTAGCAACACGAGTGCAGGATTGGCGTATCAGTGACCCAAATTTCGACCGCAATATGGTACGAATGGGAGAGTATGGAGCAATCGACTTCTTTATCACACAGACGGACGCACCTACCTCAATTATTTCGCCCGAGTTACGAAGCAGAGCGTTTCAGAGCATGGGCAACGATGTAAAAGTACCGGTACTTGATTACAACGGTAATGTAACAGTAGCAAACCAAAGAAGCTGTGTTATCGCTGATAACGAGAACACATCAAAGTTATATACTTTGACTTGGGCAACGCTTGCCGTAGGCTTTACAATGGTGCCGGCTTCATACATGAACAACGAAATCGGTTACGAGCGTGATTTTAACCGTAAAATGGCTAACATCACACGTGCGTTACTCGAAAAGTTGGATTCTTATGCGGTTGCCGCCTTGGAAGCAAACAAGACGCAGGTATTTCAGAACTTGCTCTATTACACACAGACCGGCAACGTAGTGAACGTGCCTTGGTTGATGCGTAATAGCATTTTGGGCGATAGCGCACCAATGATGCGAGCAAACAAGTATTACCGAGAATTGCACGTAATCGGTAACAGTGGTGTTGACGCACACGTGCGACAGTTGGCACAAATGGGCGTTTACAACGAGCAGAACCGCCGCTTGGAGTATGAGGGTAAGATTTTGCATTATACAAACTCGGTAGCGAACGAAACCGGCAAATTTGCGACCGGCTTTGTGGTTGAGGACGGCAACTGTGCAGTAGTTACACGTGTAGACCGTGAAGCGTTGCGCAGAGCGTCTGCAAACTCTCACGAGTGGGACGTTGTACGTTTGCCAATGCTTGACTTACCGGTGGGCGCACACTTCTACACCGAGGTAGGCGACCAGAGCGCAATCGCAGGAGCGGCAACCGCTGACTTGACTTGTGGCGTTAAGGAGTTCTATGGGTTCAGTGTTGATGTTTGCTTCTTGGTGGCTTACAACAGCGCACCGGCAACAATCGCAAACCCAATCATCAAGTTTAGCATTGCAAACCCTGTCGGTGGTGTACCAACAGCCAACCCGGTTGTAATTACCAACACAGCGGCAAACCCAGTTTCAACAAAGGCGGTGTAGTGCTTTTCATATCTTTAATTTTGGGGGCGGGGGTTTCCCCTCCCCCTTTTTTATTTTAACGCAAATGTATAGATTAACGCAAATAGAAGATAGCCTTTTACATTTGGTAGGGTGGGAACAAGACTACAACCCCGAAAAGGCAATCAACAAGGATTTAACAGAGAGCGAAAGCGGCTTAATGTATCAAGATGCACATCCGCTTTTGACGCTTGAAAACATACGGGCAATTATACCCGAAGATTTTTTATACAAGTACCCCGAATATACAGAGTTCAGAACGTACACGAGGGGGCAAAAGGTAAGGCACGCCGGGCGTGTCTATGTTGCGTTAAAGACGGTTAGAGGTTTAGAACCCGATAGTAATGTAAGCGACTTTAACGATGATTACTATATGCAAGACTATGGAGCAAACGCAGAGGATAAACCGTGGGCAGGCTATGACATAGTTAACGACTACTTACAGACACTCACAAGAAGCGGTATCAGAAAGCTATTACAAACCTTTATGCAAACAAAGGTAATAGGGGAGGAAACACGCCCGCTACTTGATAGAGTTACGTTCTTTGACGGTGCCGGGCGTATTCGCAACGTAATAGACAATAAAAAGTCATTCGTTGGTATGGAGATAACGCCCGTGCGTTCTATGGGTGTAACGGCAAAGATTGAGCGTATAGGCTTGCAGGTAGCAGGCGCAACCGGTACAATAAGGCTTTATTTGTTTCATAGTTCACGTTATGAGCCAATAGCCTACAAAGATGTTGAGATAACACAAGATAACGGGGCGTTCGTTTGGGTAAACGTAAAAGATTGGTTTTTGCCTTACATGGGAGGACGCACAAACGCCGGCGGGTCTTGGTTTATTGGTTACGACCAAAACGCCCTACCTTTGGGAATGGAAGCTATTAACGTGTCGAAAGACTGGAGCCGTGAACCGTGCGGTACGTGTAACATAGGCAGCGTTAAGGCGTGGCGTGAACTAACAAAGTATTTACAGATAAGTCCATTTCGTGCAGGCGTTGACGCTAAATGGAGCGACAACCCCGAACTATTCGACAACGGGTCGTTAATCTATGAGAGTACTTGCAATTATGGTCTTAATGTTGAGGTATCGGTCGGTTGTGACCTTACCGATTTTATCATAGAGCAAAGAAGCATATTTGCGACCGCCTTACAGCGTCAAGTTGCCGCTATTGCGTTGCGTACAATGGCAATGAACCCCGAAGCGAGAGTAAACAGAAATCAAACAAATGTTAGCCGTATGGAAATTCTGTACGAGTTGGACGGCAATACGAACGGCGTTCGCCCCGGCGGCTTAGGCTATGAGTTAAAGCAAGCGTATGCAGCTTTAAGAATTAGCACGCAAGGGATAGACAGAATTTGCCTAACTTGTAACAACCACGGTGTAAGGTATAGAACGGTGTAGAGTGTATGAGCGTAATTAATCAGCTTTCAGAGCGTATCAAATCATTTAACGAGCAATTAGAAAGCGGTGCTTTACTTTCTGATATAGTGTTAGAGAACGAAGCGTTAATCGTGGATATGAACGCAGATAACCAGCTATACGAAAGCGGTGAGAATGCGTTGGGCGTGTCGATAGCAGATTATCAACCTTATAGTCCGGTTACGATACAGATTAAAGAGTTAAAGGGGCAACCAACAAACCGTGTAACGTTGAGGGACGAGGGCGATTTTGAAAGCTCTTTTTATGTTGAGGTAGGCGACAAATCATTTGAGATAAAAGCGTCTGACTTCAAGACAGAGGACTTGATAAAAAAGTACGGTCGTCAAATTATGGGTTTGAACGCTGAAAACAAAGCTGTATTAGTTTGGGAGTACATTTACCCGGCAGTAGTCGAGAAATTACGACAGACGCTAAATAAAGAGTAAAATATGGAAAGAAAGACTTTAGCACCAATAATAAAAGACCCGGTAATGCTTGACAAAGCTATTGGGCAGCTTCAAAAAGGCTTAGCGGATAATATTCGTTGGCTTGACGTTGTTTTTGGGCGTGCGCAAAGGTTAACACGTGTTGTTAATGGAAAGACGTATAAAGAACCGCACGTGTATGCAGGCGGCACAGAGTACGCAAAGGGTAATAATCATAATGACTATATTTGTGTAAGTCCAGACGCAAAAATCGGTAACTTTGCTTTTTTTGATGTCTTAGAGCCGCACAAAATAGAACCTTATAACAGAGGTATAGAAAACAAGATTAAAACCCCTTTTGCGCTTGTTGTGTGGGTTGATTTGCGAAAGGTGTACAATGAAGCAGGCAACAGAAACACCGAAGCGTTAAAAGCACAGCTATTGCGAGAACTCAACGGAGGTTTTACGCACCCCGGTTGTCAATATACGTTTAATCGTATCTATGAGCAGTCCGAGAACGTTTACAAGGGTTACAACTTGGACGAAACGACCAACCAATATTTAATGCACCCTTATTGGGCGGTACGCTTAGAGGGTGAAATCATTTACAAAGAGCCGTGTTACGAGCGATAAAGAATATAAGCGTATGATTAGTTTTATTTGTTTTTGTGTCATATTGGCGTGCGTTGCCGCCTTTGTGCTTACATTGTTGTATAAGTGGCGTGTAATAGAACGCTTACAGATACACGGAAACACTTTCTTTTCAAAAATGGCTAATTGCGATTTTTGTTTAAGTTGGTGGGTCTGTGTTCTTTTGGTTTTGCCTATTGCTATTTATACAGGTGATTATCGGTGCTTGCTTGCGCCTTTCGTTTCAACAGTTATAACACGTAATCTATTATGAAGAAAGTACAATTAGGTACGCACGCCGTACAACTATACGATGATATAGCCGACTTACCTATCAGACGTTTCCACAAATTCAACAAGTTGCTTTTGATTGATGCGGGTATAGGTTCAGATATAGCAGACTTTGACGCCCATATTGAAAAGGTTGTGCGCTACATACAGAGCGGAGACAAAGAAGCAGCCGGGCAGGAGTTAATGAATATGCGTCAAAACTTGTACGCCGTGCAAACAGAACTTAGTCCGAAATTCAGTGCCTTTGCGTGTCTGATTGCAAGCATAGACGACAAGCCGTGCGATGATATTTCAGACGATGCACTACAATGCACGTTAAAACGTATAGGCGATGTGAGTGTTAAAGATTTAACAACCCTTTTTGGGGTTGTCAAAAAAAAAATAGATGAGGACTTACAGACGTATTTCCCGCACTCGTTCGATGATGCAGCAACAAAAGAGTATTACGACCAACTGAAAAGGCGTACTATCTTAATATTGCAGGATATAGTCGAGGGAGAAGCCAACCTAAAGACAAAGCAGGAAATCGAACGCCTTACAAATGAACTTATAACCTACATCAAGCCTAAATGTTACGAGGGTAAAGATAGCGTAGAAATCAAGTACGACAAACAATTTGAAAATATGTGCTTAGTGTTAAGCAAGCACCTACACGTAGACCCAAAGAATTACACCGTATTAGAGTTTTTCAACGCTTACGAGTACATGGAGGATGAGGTTAAAAGACAGAAAACAGCCGTTAAGGCATAATTTACGCCCGACACGGCTTTTATTTCTGTTTTGTGGTAAACTATAAAGAAATATAATTTTAAGCCGTTAGACGCAAAATAAAAGATAAATAACTATGGCAACAGATACGAACCCTATATATTACAAAGATTTAGTTTCGCCCGACAACTCTATAACCGACCTTATAAGGCAGTTGGACGAGTTGTCAGATACATATATGAACACACTAAAGAATATCAAGGGCGAAGCGATACAGCTTACAACGGTGTTAAAGAGTGTGAGCGGCGCAACAGAGGAGGGCAGGCAGGCAACACGCAAAGCGTCAGACGATGCAGACAAATTGGCAAGGGCGTACAGAGAAACCGCCTTTGCAGAGAGCGAAACAGCCAAAAAGATTGCAGAGTTAAAGCAGGCAACCAAAGAAGCCAACGAGTTAAACAAACTCAACGTTAAGTTAGCACAATCAGCAGAGGGCAGTTATAACAAACTTTCCGCACAGTACTCTATAAATAAAATCTACCTTAACAACATGACAAAGGCAGAGAGAGAGCAGACGGAGGAGGGAAAACGCCTTGTAAAGCAAACGGCGGCTATCTATGAGGAAATGAAGCGTTTGCAGGCTGAAACGGGTAAACACCAGTTAAACGTGGGTAATTACGGAGATTATGGCGCACAGCTAAACGCTATTAGCGAGGGTATAAGCGGCTACCAAAGTAAGATTACCGAGGTGTTGGGACTTAACAACAAATTCGGTCAGTCTTTTATCAGTTTGGCACAGAACGGAGGAGGAGCAAAGGCAGCGTTGGGCGCAATCGGTGACGGTGTAAAAGCGTTGGGTGCTTCACTTATGACGTTAATGGCAAACCCTGTCTTTTTAGCGATTGCAGGCGTTGCAGCAGCCGGGGCGGCTTTCAAGTGGTGGTACGATTACAATGCAGGTTTAGCAGAAGCGACACGATTAACCAAAGAGTTTACCGGTTTGGCAGGCGATGAACTTATAAGCGTGCGTAATGAGATACAAGCGTGTGCGGACGTAATGGGACACGATTACAAAGATACCCTTTCAACCGTTGACGCTTTAATGGCTAATTACGGCATAACCGCACAGCAGGCGACAAAGGTTGTGGCGGACGGCTTCGCAAGTGGTGCAGACCTTTCCGGCGATATGTTGGATAAAATCAAACGTTATGCACCGGTTTTCCACGATGCAGGCATAGGAGCGTCCCAAATGGTGGCTATCTTGCAGCAGACACGAAGCGGTATCTTTAGCGACAAAGGTCTTGATATTATTACAATGGCTTCAAAGCGTATTCGAGAAATGAGTACGAACACGCAAGAAGCACTTTTGAGTATAGGCGTAAACGTTAAGGACGTACAAAGAGATTTAGCAACGGGCGCACGTAGCACGTTTGACGTTATCCAAGAGATAAGCACTAAAATGAAAGACTTTGGAGCAGATAGCCAACAAGTCGGTTTAGTGCTTAAAAACGTTTTCGGTAAGAATGGAGCTGACGCAGGTATTAAGCTAATCGAACAACTCGACACGATGTCTACCAACTTAGAGGAGGTAAAGAAGCAGACAGGAGAGTGGGGCGAAGCACAGACGGCACAGATTAAAGCGACCGCAGAACTTAACGATGCGATGAGTGCTTTATTTGACGTTACCGACAAAGGCTTTGAGGGTGTTATTGATAATTTGAAGTTGACGGCTACAAAGTGGATGATAGCCGTTGTAAAAGGGTGCATAGATTTGGCAAATTGGTTTATAAAACTTTATAACAATTCTATCGTATTCCGTGCGGGTGTTGCTAATATAGTAACACAATTCAAGATACTTTGGGAGGTCGTGAAACTTGCCTTTAATCTGATAATAGACGGCTTTAAGAACTTAGGACGAGTAATAGACGCTTTTGTAAGTACCGTTCACGGAGGTTTCAAAGCTGTTACGGGTGCTTTGTCAGGCTTTGGCGAAGCGTTGGCAGGTATAGCCGCTTTCGACTTTGAGAGGGTAAAGAAAGGCGTAACAGAGATTAAGAACAGCGTTACAAATGGTTTCAAAAATGCGTTAACGTCTTTTGGTAAGGCAATAAAGGCAGGCGGTGACGAGGTTATGAAAGATGTATTTACGTCCGGCAAAGCTATTGGCAACGCCTTTATAGAGGGTATAAACCAAACGGCAAGCGGCGGACACATCAAAGAAATATCTCTACCAAAGCACACAGATGCGGAGGAGATAACAGAGCAACCGAAAGCGTCAACCGCTTATACACCTATCGAGGGCAAAAAGAAAAAGGAGAAAAAGCAAAAGAAGAAGAAAGAAAAAGACCCGCTAAAAGAAGCAGAAAAGGCAGCACGAGCAGCAGAAGCAGCCTATAAAGCAGACTTAGACGCAAGACGCAAGGCAGAGGACGCAAAAATCGACTTAATGGAAGAGGGGTACGAGAAGCAGCGCAAGCGCACGCAAGTACACTATGATAGGCAGGTTGAGGACTTGACACACTCGCTAAAATTGCTTAAAGCGACAGAGGTTCAAAGGCGCAATGATATAACAAGTACTATTGCAAGTTTGCAGCAAAAGAAAGCGCAAGTACTTGAAGAAATGGAGCGCAAGCACGAGGACGATATGCTTAAAATTCAAGCAGACGCAATTAAGTTACGTTTGGAAGCCGTTGCCAAAGGCAGCGAGCAGGAAAGGCAGCTAAAACTTGAACAGATAGAGGTTGAACGCAAGCAAGCGTTAAGAGAGAATGCGGCAAAGCCAACAGACGAGCGACAGAGCGAAAGCGATATTAACGCAAAGTTTGACGCTAAAAAAAGCGGTATTGCTGATGAGTATATCAAAGCGCAATTAGCTATATTTGACCAACAGCAGGCTTTAGCAGATAGCGAATTTCAACTATTACAGACAACCGAGGAGAAAAAGACCCGTTACAGGTTGCAAGCAGAAAAGGAACGCTTAAAAAAGATATTGCAGCTTAACGAGCAAGCCGGCACGAAGTTGTCTGATATTGAGGTTCAAACAATACTCAACACTATCAAGAAGATAGACCAAGAAATAGGGCAAAGCAAAAAAGACGAGCGCAAAGATTTGTATCAGCTTTTAGGCTTGAACTTGACAGACGGGCAAAAGGAAGCGATTGATACCTCCTTACAGTATGCTATGGACGCTTTGAATGCGTGGACGCAGGCAGAAGTGGCAGCAGCAGAAGCAGAGGTAAAAAGAGCGGATAACCGTGTGGCAAATGCGCAAAAGGTGTTAGATAGCGAGCGTGAAGCACGTGCAAACGGTTACGCTTCAAACGTTACATACGCACAAAAGGAATTAGACCTTGCAAAGCGTAACCAAGAAAAGGCGTTAAAGGAGCAACAGAAAGCACAGAAAGCGCAGGCAGCTATTCAGACATTGCAGCAGATAGGCAACCTTGTAACCGCAACGTCAATGATTTGGTCGCAGTTGGGTTTCCCTTGGGCAATTCCTGCAATCGCAATTATGTGGGGTTCGTTTGCCTTTGCAAAGATTAAAGCGTCACAAGCAGCGAAAGCACAAGACAAAGAAACATACGGAGAGGGTACGGTTGAGTTGCTCGAGGGTGGTTCGCACCAAAGTGGCGATGATGTGGACTTAGGCACAAAGAAAGACGGCACGAAAAGGCGTGCAGAGGGTGGCGAATTTTTTGCGGTTATCAACAAACGCAACTCAAGACGTTACCGCCGCTTAATACCCGATGTTATCAAGTCGCTAAATAGTGGTACTTTTGAAGAAAAGTATGCAGATACGTTTGCCGGGCGTGGGTTGGAAATTAACGTAAAAGAAAGCGACCCAAATCTTGAAGAATTAAGTAACAACGTCCGTAGCATACGAGAGCAGAACGAACGCAAGATGTACCACGATGCAGAGGGCAACACGATTGTTGAGTATAAGAATTTAATACGTAAAATTAAGAAGTAAAATGATAAATCCTATTTATAAATTCTATTTGCGTTTAGGAAAGGCAGGGGCGGAAACCCCTGTCAATCCTATTTATAAAGATGATGTAACGCTTGATTACGAGAAAGAAGCAAGTAACCGTTTTTTTCGTGCAAAGTTAAACGGTAAGTTTACCTTTTTGCGTGCAGATTACGACCTAATAATGGGTGCGCAATTTGATACAATCTATATGCTCGTAGTTAAGATTTCATACGATTTGGGTCGGTCGTGGTATAACTATTGGGAGGGGAAATTCATGCGTACAGATTGCACAATAGACCCAACCGATAAAAGTATAACAGTACAGCCGTCAACTATTGACGCTTATACAGACGTATTGGCAGGCATGGAAAAGGAGTACAACCTTATAGAATTAGCGCCCGAAGTTGATAGCGTGCTAATAACAAAACGCCCGCTTATCCAAGTGTACAAGTTAGGCGATAAAGTTGTATCGTGTTTCTTATCTGGGTCTACATGGGAGCAAGACGTGTCAGAAGCGTGCGACAATGCGGATAAAATGATAAATAAATATCATTTTGCTTTAGCACATAAGGCGGTGGAGGTAAGCATAACAGAAGCAACCGACCCGGCTTATAATGGTGTGTACGTATGCGATGAAGCCGTTGAGAGTGGCGACAGAACCGTGTACACGTGTAAGAGGAAAGATGATAATAACTACATAGTAACGATAACCGCACTAAAGAACGCAGCGTATTTTGGTGCTATTGGTTCAATCGTGTTGTCACGTGGTAATAGTGGTTATTCAGCCGTTGTGGGTAATGCAGCAGACAAAAACAATGAGTACACATTGACGGCTTTTAACGGCGGCACCGGGTACGCAAAAGCATACGTTAATGTTATACAGATATTTATGCGCTTGTTGCTTGATAAGCCAAAGATAAGCAACCTAAACACGTATGAGATACCGGCGGAGGACTTAGTCGACAACAACCGCAATTACAAATACGGTATAGGGTACAAAATGGGTAACATAGTTGTAAGTCTTGACAGCACAGACAAAGCAACAGAGTACGGCAAACGTGACGACGGGCGTTATTTTCAAATGCCATATATAACCGATGTCGGTAAGTTTTTCCCCGTTGCAAAAAGTACTTGGTTAACGGCTTCGGTTTGGTTTCACTTTAATTTTTACGATGAGTGGTCAGAGTTCGAGGGGCGCACAAGCTACCTATTGCGTGACGCTTACGAGTTGGGAAGCTGTATAAATGTGCTTTTGAAACAATTTAGTGACGTAACATTTGACAGTAACGAAAACGGTTCAAAGTTTCTGTACGCAGAGCGTAACCCAATTAATAACGTTAAACAACGTCTATTCATTACGCAAAAAAGTAACATACTAATAGGCGAATACCAAGAACCGGCAAAAAAGGCTATTTGTACGCTTCAAAGTATATTTAATATGTTGCGTGACGTGTTCCGTTGCTATTGGTATATTGACGACAACAAAAAACTACACATTGAACACGTTAGCTACTTTAACAACGGTGGTTCTTATGATAGTGTGCCGGAGGTTGATTACGATTTAACCAAGTTGTACAACGTGCGTAACGGTAAGGCGTGGAGTTTCGCAAAAACAGAATATACATTTGATAAGGCGGATATGTCAGAACGCTATCAATTCGCATGGATGGACGATTGCACACAAGCCTTTGACGGTTATCCTATCGAGGTAAAGAGTAATTACGTATCAAAGGGCAAGATTGAGGACGTGAACGTGGGTAATTTCTCAAGCGATGTCGACCTTATGTTGTTAAACCCCGGCGGTATGAGTAAGGACGGCTTTGCGTTGTTGGCTACTGTACCGGCAACGGCTTTGTTTACAAATCGCTATTCTTATTTTGCCGAGTGGTACTCAAAGGACGGCGGAGAGGTTGACAAACAATGGGCGTTAAAGCCGGTAGGCGGTAAGCGTGTAAGTATGCGTGTAACGTTAAGACAGCATGACGGTACAATATACGCAAACAACACGGCAAACATAAGAGTGTACAAAGAAAACGGCTACACCGATGTTATGACTATACCGGTACGAAATAACGAACAAAATGTAACGTTTGTAATGCCTAATAATTGCAAGTACTTAACCTTTAATATGACCGGTTATAATGATGTAAGTATAGCAGGTATATGGGTCGAGGATAATTTGCGTGAATTGCCGTTTTATCAGACAGAGATTGACGGCGTTACGTATGATTTGCAAAACGGCTATGTGTCCTTTGCTTTTGCGCAATCGAATTACTATGTTTACGACTTGCCGGCAAGCGTGGTTGAGATAAACAAAAGACGTACTATTGCACGAGGTACAGACAGAAAGAGAAAGCAAACAATATCATTCCCGGCAGGTGAGAGAGAACCGCACCCGCAAAAGTTGGTAAAAACGCTATTAGGAGAGGGGCAAATTGAAAAATTATCTGTAAATTTGTCAAGTCGAATGATTAAAGCAACGTTAAAGTATGACACAGAACAATAATTTATCGCCTTTACCTTTCTATGAGAGCGAGGAGCAACAAAACCACCGTAAGTCATACGCTTACGGTGCTATCTATAATTTGTTTGCGCCCGCTGACGTGCTTTTGCCTTTCCAAATCATAAGAAAGCATAGAGACGAGGAAGTGGCAGGCGTTAAGCTGTACAGACGTGACGGCAGTCTGTTTGCAGATATAACCGAGGACGTGAAAAGTGCAGGCTTAACAGTTGTCAATATGGAGGAATACGATTACGATGTAATTGTTTACCCGGCTTATTTACCACTTGCCGTTAATATGGAGATAGGCGTTTTCTACATTGAGTTAACAGACGGCGTTCAAACGTGGGTTAGCGAAATGTTTACAAGTGTAAGCACAACGAACGGTTATGTACGTGTTGAGTGGTGGGATAACGAAGACTTTGTCTTTGACGGCGGGCGTATTGTTTACCAAGGTGTAAGATACCACAATGTGTTATATCTCAATACACAGATAGGCAAGCCTGAATATAAGTTTGAGGAGGAGGGCGAAAACCGAGACGGCTATTTCTTTCCCGAAAAGCAAATATCCGAAAAGGTGTATAAATTCACGTTTGCCGCCCCCGAGTATCTTTGCGATGCAATGCGTTTTATCCGTATGGCTGACAATGTGCTTATAACTGATGAGATAGGCAGAGAGTACGATTGCGATACGTTCTTAATTACGGTTAAGTGGCAGACGCAGGGCGATATTGCAAGCGTTGAGGCGGAGTTTGAAACGGCAACCGTAGCAAAGAAAATCGGTAACGTGTACAGAGAGGAAACGAAAGGGAGTTTTAACAACGATTTTAACAGAGATTACACACAATCTAAATTATAAAGATTATGGCAAATTACGAGGAATTAAAAAGAGCCGTTAAGCAGGTTATAAAGCCTAACGGAGTGCAAGAAATTACGGGCGAAATCTTGCAGAACGTGTTAGTTAAGATGATAGACACGTTTGGCGATGAGTACAAATGTAAAGGCGTTGCCGTTACAAGTACAACACCGCAAGTAAGTGGCAAGACGCTTTATTTCGCTTCAACGCCGGGCGTTTACGCTAACTTTGCCGGTTTATCAGTTGCAAAAGGTGAGTTTGTAGCCTTTGCGTATGACGGTGCAAATTGGTCTAAAACCGTACTTATAGATGCGTCAAACTTTGCGACACTTGATTTGGTTAACGACTACAACGCAACAACAGACAACGCCGGTAGACGCTTTGAGTTGGAAGAAGCGATTAACGCAATACCAACAGAGAGGAGAAAAGCCGGAATGACTTTGCGCTTTGTAAAGAGCGACACCGGCAAATATATCCTCTATTATAATATGTCCGAGCAATGGAGCAATAACCCCGGAGATTGGCAGCCGCTGTCAATGGTGGAATTAATTGCGCAGATTATACAGTCTTATAGTAATATAGTCGAAAAGTTTGAGAACACGATACAGATACACAACGCTTCTCCAAATGGAGAAGTTAAGCGTCTTGATACTGTGTTGTCAGAGTTGGAGGAGAAAGGCGAAAGCGTTTTTAAGAACCGTTTAGCGGTTAGTTTCGTTGAGGAGAAATTCGGTAAAAGGGTCATTTACTTTTGCAAGACAAACACCTTTTCAGACAACGCAGATGATTGGAGCAAAACACCCGTAGGCGGTGCCGGTGGTGGTGTTTCTTTGTTGCCATTTACCGCTGTTGTTCGTAATGTAATTGTATCGCTATCAACGGCAACAGAGGGCGAGGTGGTTTATGACGAGGTAAAGAAACGCTTTCTTTGTCTTGCAGACGGTAACTATTGTGCAGCGTGGATTGAACAAGAAGCATACGGCACACCAAGCAATAAGGGCGTAGAACCAAAAGAAGGTGTAATTTACTACTATCTCACGAACGGCAGTGCGTACACGTGGAAAGACGGGCGTATGGTGCAACTCTCAACCGGTGGCGGAAACGACTTGCCGGAGTATGTACAGCAGAAAATAAACGAAGCTGTTGAGTACTCAAAACGTATCAACAAAGGCGATAAGGGAGAGCCGGGAGAGAAAGGCGAACCGGGTTATTTCAAGTTGGTTAACCACGGCACAAACGACACCACTTTTGCGTTAACGCCTAATACGATGCACGTGTGGGGAGAAGTGCCACGCTTAACGCTTTCCTTAGCACCAAACCCCGACAACAGATTTGTTGCAGAGTATGCTTTTCAATTCACTTGCCCGGCAGCGAGTGGCACAGAACTTTCTTTACCAAGTTCTTTGAAGTGGATAGGCGATGTGTTCAACCCGAAGAAAGGGCAAACATATCAAGCGTGCATAGTAAACGGTTTTTTAATTATGGGAGGAACGTTATGATTTTGTTTGAGAAATTACTTACAAAAGAAGCACAAAAACCAAAGTTTGTGCCTTTTGATGATTTAGAAGCAAAACGTGTATGTTTAGAGAATTGGGATAAGAATGGTGACGGAAAATTAAGTATAGAGGAAGCAGCCGATGTGCGTTATATAGGGCAAGTGTTCACAAGTAATAAAAAGATTGTAAGTTTGAAAGCATTACGTTATTTCAAAATACAAGATTTAAACAATGATATATTTCGGTGGATGACAAATTTAAGAGAGGTTTGGATACCTCCAACGGTAACACATCATGCTTATCGAACCTTTTTAGATTGCCCAAATATTAAGAAAGTGGTGATTTTAAGTGAGACACCATTCACAAGAGGTGATTTTTTCAATGTAAACACTTATGCACACATTCCCCAAGATTTAAAGGTATATGTACCTAATAGGTTGTTACCTATATATAAGGAAGCGTGGAAAGATTATCCTTATCTTTCCCGATTGCACCCTCTTAGTGAGTATGAAGAATAATACTCACTTAATAATGTCTTATACGTTTAATCGAAAAAAATAAATTTATGAAACAATACAAGAAAGGAAACAACACCTATAACGGTGTTTATATTGAGGTCGGAGGGGTTAGAATTATCAACCCAACAGAAGAAACGCTCAAAGAAAACGGTTATGAGCAAGTAGAGGAAGTGCAGACAGAAGCGCAGAAATTACAAGCAGCTATCGAAGCAAAGGTAAACGAGATAAAGGCGTATGATAGTAGCGATGCGGTTAACTCGTTTTCTCTCAACGGTCTGTCAGTATGGATAAATAGAGAGGACAGAATTGGAACACGCCGGGCAATTGAGTTAGACATTGCGAACGGACAGACGGATAGCGAAATATGGCTAAACGGTTTCAAACTCGTTGTTAACTCTCAATTAGCTTTGCGCCTACTTGATGCGGTCGGACATTACGCATACAAGGCGTATAACGTAACACAGGAGCATATCGCAGCCGTTAAGGAGTTGCAAAGCGTTGAAGCCGTAAACGCTTACGATTACAAGAAAGGCTATCCCGATAAGTTGGTGCTTAAAACGCAATAGTTATGACGATATTAGTTTTAATTAGTGCCGTTATAATGCTTTCTTATCTCTCTGTAATGGGTGTTAAGTATGGCGTTAAAAACTTTGTAAGTGATAACTACTACATAGGGCGGCAATCGTGGTTATTTTCGTTTGTAATTGGTGTTGTCGGTGCTTTACTTTTGCCGCCGATGTTAGAGAAAGGCGGTAACTTTGGCTTTTTAGCTTTGTTTGCCGTGTTTGGTCTTGCATTGGTGGCAGTAGAACCACATTACAAAATAGAGAAAATGCACTCAATCGGTGCGCTAATGGCTTTAATTTGCGGTGTGCTGTGGGTAATGTCATTCAAACCTATATTAGTAGCCTTTGCCGTTGTATTTTGGTTTGGTTATAAAGTTCTGAAATTTCCAAAGCCTTACTATGTCGGTGAAGTGTTAGCATTTTTATTGATATATATAAATCTTTTGTTGTAATATGTTAGATAGATTAATATCCTTAGAACAAAGCAGGCTTATAGTAGTAAGCACCCTTTCCCCGGTGCTTGCTTACTATACCGCTACAAACTCATATATTTACGCCTTAGCGATTGTTTTCGGTTTCAATATATGGGCAGGTATGAGAGCGGACGGGGTAGCAATTAAGCGTTGTCGAAACTTTAAGTTTTCAAAGTTCAAAAACGCTTTAAGTGAGTTCTTTCTGTATATAGCGATTATATACGTTGTTTACTCTGTTATGAGTTTACAAGACGACAAAGACGCTTCTCTGTTAGTGGTTAAAACATTAAGTTATATCTTTGAATACGTGTACTTGCAGAATGCATTTCGCAACTTAGTTATAGCGTACCCCCGTCGTATGGTATTTCATATCCTTTACCACGTTATACGCTTAGAGTTTACTCGAGCATTGCCCGAGAATGTAAGGGAGATAATCGAACGTTACGAGCGAGAACACCCCGAGGAGGTAGGAATTGATAACAAAGACAATAATGTAAAATAGTTATGGAAAGAAAAGAATTAGAAGCGTACATAAAGACGCAACCATGTAATAGAAATATAAAGTACTTAATCGTACATTGTTCAGCGACACGCCCGGGCGTGGTTGCAGACGTTGAAGCAATAGACAAATGGCACAAGGCACGAGGGTTTAGCCGTCAGAGCGAAAGCGGTCACTATTGCGGTTATCATTTTGTTATAGCGCAAGACGGCACAATCGAGGTCGGTCGCACGCTTAACGAGGTAGGCGCACACGTGCAGGGGTGGAACTCAAACAGCATAGGAATATGTTACGCCGGCGGTCTGAACGCACAAGGCAAGGACGAGGACACACGCACACAGGCGCAAAAAGATGCTTTGTTGTGGCTTATCTCTCAATTAGCGAAGAGATTTCCAAGCGTTCAAAAGATAGCAGGACACCGAGATTTCAGTCCCGACAAAAACGGCAACGGAGTAATAGAACCTTATGAGTACTTAAAGGCGTGTCCGTGCTTCAATGCAATTCCCGAGTATAAACACCTTATAAAGTAGTAGCGTATGAGTTGGTTATTAAAAATTAAACGCTATGCGTATTTAATTGCGCTTGTAGCCTTTATCGGTTTGTTGGTGGCTAATTGTATAGGTTGGCGCAAAGCAAGCCACTACAAAGACAGAGAAGCGGCACAGCGTGCAAACGTGGGTGTGCTTATGCAAGACGTTGAACGGTACAAGGTAGACGACAGCCTTAACGCCGTGCGTGTGCATGGTCTTTCTCTCACTATTGACGACTTAAAGAGGTACAGAGCGGAGGACGCAAACCTTATAAAGAAGTTAAGCGCAAAGAGTAAAGACGTAGGCAGCGTGTCAAGTATGACAACGCAAACCGTTACACGTATTAAGACACAGATAAGGGACAGTATTATATATTTGCCGGGCGATACCGTTTACAAAGTCGATACATTAAAATGTTTGCACGTGTCGGATAAGTGGTACACGCTTGACGGTTGTATTAATAGTAAAGGTGGCTTTGACGGCTTGCTTAAAACTTATGACAAAATAAAGATTATAGAAACCGTGAAGTATAAGCGTTTTTTGTTTTGGCGTACTCACAAGGTAAAGAGCAGAAAGATAGACGCTATTAGCTTAAATCCAAACACGGTTATAACAGATGTTGAGTTTATTAGCATAATTAGATGAATGTACTGCAATAATGTTTATGTAAATCGAAGCGGGCGTGTCGTGAGATACCCCCGCTTTTTACGTTTACGCATTTTCACGCCCGACACGGCTTTGTTTTTATCTCAACCTAATAACTACACCTTAGAGCAATAAAAAGCCGTTAGACGCAAAAACTCTCCAAAATAACTAATTATAGTACTTAAATTATTTGTTTTGGTTAAAATCTATTAAAAACAAGAATATTATAACTAAAAGTTTTGGTACTTAAAATAAAAGTGCTATCTTTGCAACGTGTTAAGGAAACAACACAACCGACAGGGCGGTTACTCTGAAACAATAAAACATAAAAACAATGAAAAAGCAAATAACACTCACTTATAGCACGACAGTTATTAACAAGAACTTTCGTTTGAAAGTTAAGGGCGTTGATAACAACGGTAATAAATTAAATAAGTTGGTAGGCGTTAGCGGTTTAATCTCTCTAATTGGCGAAGAATTATTAAACAAGTTTTTAGACCGTGCTTTTGCTTGTATGGACGATGTTTGTGTATGCAAGTTGCGCAGAGGTTTGAAAGTTACTTTTTATGTAAAGTAATAAACAATAAAACATTAAGCAGTATGAAAAGAACAAATGCAAGTATTATCGCAGAGATAGCACAGAAATTAGACGGTAAGGTTGATTTTTCAATGATTAGGTACGACCAAAACCTTATATCAGAAGAATATAGAGATAAAGGTTGGGTTAATGATATACAATACATTGGTAAGAGGTACGGCGTATATTTTTACACTTCAAAAATGAAACTTGAAGCGTCTGTAATGGGAAACGAAAAAGAGGAATTGCCTACACTTGTAGGAGTAGACGGAACTTTGAGATTATTCTTAATCAAATAATATAAGACAATGGAAGTTACAACAACATTACAAGCTGATATGATTACGGAAGTGATTAATAACGGTAATATTGCAGAAATAGAGTATATCCTTGCAGTTAAAGAAAAGGCGTTAACAAACGCTATTGAGGTAGCAGAGTTTAACAGAAGTATAGGTAACAATGACTTTGCAGAAGTTGAAGAACAACGAGCAAGGAGATTAAAAAGAGATATTGAAAGATTAAAGAAATATACAATGAAATAAGAACCCGACCGGGCGGTTTCCCGGTAACATTAAAACACTATATAATTATGAACACTTATAAAAAGTATTGCCCGAACGTATTTGTTGCACAATGTACAGAACAACACACAAAGGGCGAAATTATCGAGGTGCAAACCAAGTACGGCAAAGTTAACGAATGTGTGGTTTATAACAAGGTTGCAGAACTCAACGGCTTTTATTACTATTCCATTGTAAGGGCGGACGGCTTCAACGCACAAGAAAGAGCAAAGGCAAAGGCGGAACGCCTTACAGAAGCAGCACAACGCCAAAGCGAGAAAAGCAACGAATATTTTGCAGCAGCTTCCAAGAATGATGATTTTTTGAAATTGGGAGAGCCTATAAAAATAGGACACCATTCAGAACGACGGCACCGCAAAATGTTTGAGGACAAAGACCGCAATATGCGCAAAATGTGTGACGCAATGGAAAAAGAGAAAGATTACAAAAGACGTGCAGAGTATTGGGCAAATCGTGAAAACGTTATAAACCTTTCTATGCCGGAGAGTGTCGAGTATTTCGCACACAAATTGGAGCAAGCGACAGAGTACCACGCAGGACTGAAAAGCGGTAAATATCCAAAAGAGCATAGTTATACGTTGACTTATGCGAAAAAGGAGGTTAACGAGTTAAAGAAAAAGTACGATATTGCGATTAAATTGTGGGGAAACAATGAGTAATACGATAAATTATATTAAAAACTTATGCCGGGTTTCGGAGGGAGAAACCCGGCAAATGTGGAACGAATATAAAAGGCGTTCAAAAGTGGTAAAGTTAACGCCTATTAGGGAGGTGTTAACAGAAGCGGAAACAAACTTTATATTAGAGTACATCAGACCGAGAAAACACGAGTGTTACAGAAATGCACACGAAGCGACCCGAATATTAGGCGTTCAATACGTGGAGGGGTTCGTTGAGGTTGGCGGCTTGCCAATAGACCACGCATTTAACAAGCGAGGTGACAAATATTTTGATATAACGACAGAACTTGTGCTAAAAGAACAATGTAAAGAGTATGTCAGTACGTGGGAATTAGAGGGGTTAGAATGTACGAGAATATCGCTTATAACGGGCGTTTATGGGAGTTACGGGCGTTTCCTTTTTGATGAGATATTAAAGCGTAGAAAGGAAAGGCGCAAACGCAAAGACAGAGAACGGCACAAACTTAACAAGGTTTTGAAGCGTTATACAATAGAATGGGACTTATAATAAAACGCCCGGCGTGTGTATGTTAGCACATTGCCGGGCGTAACGCAATAAACCGAGAGCGAAAAGTTGGTCTTGCGTGCTGCAAAATTACGCAGAAAAAGGGGTATTTTGAAAAAAATACGTAGAAAATTAAAAAAAATATGCTTTTTGTTTTGGTAATTAAATAAAAAATTATACCTTTGCATTGTGTTAAGGTTAACACACCGACTAAGCGGGTACTTAGAAACAAAAAATTAAGACAATGGAAACAAAAAGATTTTGTGTTGCTTGCAACAATCATTATGAAACACTTACATTAGTTCAGAGTTTCGACACTATCGAGGAAGCAAAGAAGTACGCTTGCGATGTTATAAGTGAGTTTGACGAGATAGACGAGGACATCAAAGATTACAATCATCACGCATTTTGGTTTGATGTTTACGACACAGAGATTGCAGGTGTTGAGGTTGTAGTTGAAAACGGCTTTTTGCGTGTTAGCGTAACAGAGGATAACGAGGAGTTTCCTATTGTTTACACAACATCAGAAAGATACGCAGAGGAAATCGACTGGCTTTCTTTTCGTGGAGAATATGCCGGGAAAGAATTAGAACAACTTAAAAGAACTTATAGCAGAATTTAACCAACGTGCGGGGCGTTTGCCCCGCCTAACAAAGCAAACGTATGAAAACGAAAAAGAACACCTTTTGGCAGCGCAAAGCAACGGCACAAGATAGATTAGTATTTGCAGAAGAAGCAGCTTGCAGATATAGCAATTATATAGAGTGTGCGAATAAGATGTCATTAAGGGCGTGTATTATAGATTTGTTTAATTGCTTTCGCATTAAGTGGACGAGTAAAGACATAGCAGCTTCAGCGACTTTGGCAATGCAGATGTTAAACGTAAAGGGTTAAGGCTATGATGTTATATATAGACAAAAACGTGGAGAAACTCGCAGAGGTGGCAAATTGCCCCTCTGACGTGGTAAGCCGTAAAGTAGTAGAATATATCGAGGATAACGGCTTAATAGATTGCCCGGAATGTTATTACGGTTGTTCGCTATTAGATACGTTTGCAGAACAAGAAAAAACGCCTATTGTAAAGGTGTGCGGAGTTTTCCCTGCAATAGGTATAAACAAACCTACTTACAGAGAGTTTGAAACCCTTATGAAGTGCGTTTTGTTTGGAGACGGAGATTGCCCGGACTGTGGTGGAGAATGCGAGGTAATAGACGGAGAGTATAGAACGCACCAACAAGACCGAGACAGCGAGCCGGAAACGGAAACTATATGGGAGGAAAAGCAGTGTTTAAGCTGTGGTAGTATATTTTATAATTAATCAAAAAATAAAAGTAAACGTTATGTTAAGAATTAATGAAGCAATCGCACGAGCAGAGCGAATGGGAAAGAAAGTATTTAAGAAAGATTTAGCCGCTTTGTTGTGGTCTGATAGCAGCGTCAACGCACAACAGGTAAATATGACAAAGTTAGTTAACGGCACATCAAAAAAGGTGTCTATTGAGTGGGTAGAAATCCTTTGTCGTGAACTAAATTGTACCGCTGACTATTTATTCGGTTTAAGCAATGATTAAGAAATTTTTATCCGCTTTGCTTGATAGTAGAAAGCAATTGCGATTTATCAGAGCCTTTTTGTTTTACATGGGTACGTTCTGTTTGCTTTGTTGCTTTGGTAACTTTTGGCTTTTGCCCTTGGCGTTGGCTTGTTACGCAGGAATTGCGCTTGTAAACTCACAAATTAAGGACGAGGAAGAAGAAAACAACAATTAATATTACAAAGATATGAAAACAAAAGAGAGCGATTTTGTAATACCACCTTTTGAGGGTGTAGAGGTTGAGAATAACGAAAGCGGTGCTTTTGAGTTGTTGCCGGGTGTAACGGTTGAGGAAATGAAAAGCGTGTTTTTCGATACAGACGCTTTGATTGAACCACCTTACCGTGTGTATCAGCTTAACAGCAAGGGACACCGCTACTATTACCGCTTTAACGAGCAAAACGAGCCGGAGTTTTATCCAAGTGTTACGACAATTTTAAGTCAAACTATGCCGGCAAATCCTTTCCTTACAAAGTGGATAGCAGACAAAGGTTTTGACGAAGCAGAACGCTATAAAATGGAGCGTGCAAGCTATGGAACGTTTATGCACTCGCAGTTTGAAAAACTGATTATAGAACGTACTTACGATTTGGACGGCTTGAAAACCGAGTTAAAAACGTACATAGACGTTAACCACTTGCCGGAGGAGTTTATCCACTATGCAGACGAGTTGAAAAAAGATGTACTTTCGTTTGCGCAATTCGTGTTAGATTATGACGTAAAGCCTTTGGCGGTTGAGATTGCGCTTGTACACCCTACTTACAATTATGCGGGTATGCTTGATTTGCCGTGTACAATGTTAGAGAAACCCGGCAGCGATAAGCGTATAACGGCAATAGTTGACTTTAAAAGCGGGCGCAAGGGGTTTTGGGTTGAACATGAAGTGCAGCTACATCTGTATAAAATGATGTGGGAAGCAAATTACGAGCAACACCCGGTAGATAAGGTGTTTAACTTTGCGCCTAAAGATTGGCGTAAATACCCAACATACCACCTTAAAGACCAAACAGACAGTACAGAAGCAAAGAAAATTCCTTATCTGTTAGAGTTGGCAGCTATCGAGGACGCAAAGCGTGACAATAATTTCACGGCTTGCAATGGGTTTATAAATCTTGATGATAAAGACTTAACACCTAATGTTATAAGTTTAACCCTTTCGGAGTTGGTAAAGACAAAGGCAAAGAAAGAGGAAACGGCACCAACGGAGGAAGCCGGGGTAAAAGAACAAGATTTAACCCCGGTTGAGGCTTCAAAAGTTAAGGCTAACAACGAACAAGGCGGTAAAAATACGCAAAAAGGCAAATTAAAAGCCATGTCAACGCCTAAAACTGAAAGTGTGGTAAATATACCACAAAAAGAAAAGAAAGCCGTTAAAAGCGAAAATACGGCAAAATTACTCAATAACGAATTAGATATGTAAGCTATGGACGGAAGAATAAAAAGACCAACACCCGACAAAAGACTTGCTTTGCCACGTATAGGCACAATCAAGGTCGGTAAAAAGGTTGTAGGCAAAAACGGCAAAGAGTACCCAACAAGTACAGATTATTTCATACCGTGCGGCAAGTACGCCGGTATGTTTACAAAAGCGTTCGGAGATAAGCCGTCAACTATACAGATAGTTTTCCCAGATGACGACCCGTCAAAGGTGTGTGCAGAACGCTATGAGTATAGGGATGACGCAGGCGGTTTGGTAGCGTATGGAGACGGGCAAACGTTCAACGTATGGAACGGCAAAGCATACCAAAGCTACACAATAGAGCAATATCCTAACCTTATGCAAGGAATAGCGCAAAAGCACCCTAATAGGGCGGTAAGGGCAGGATATGACGGTTGGAGTGTTACGCTAACTTTGACGTTTGTCGTGCCGGCTGTGCGTGGTGTAGCAGGCGTGTGGGCGTTTACAACAAAGGGGGCGGCAAGTTCTATCCCACAAGTACGCAACGCCTTTGACGCTGTGCTTGAAAATAGGGGTTTTGTGCGTGGTATAATCTTTGACTTAAACGTCAAGTTTGCTACAACACAGAAGCCGGGAGATAATAGCCGCTTTCCCGTTGTGTCGTTAGTTCCTAATGAGAGCGAGGAAAATGTTGCAATAGTTAAGCAAGCATTTGTACCAATTAACCCGCCCGTTGTGGGTATTGAACAAAAAAAATAAGAAAATATTTTGTTTGTATAAAATAATTTGCTACATTTGCACCGAGATGACTTATATAGCAAGGTTTCCAACCGGGGTCGTCTTCTCATGTTACGGGCAGTTTATGTTCTTTCTCGCCCCGGTTGGTTTTCTTTGAAACAAACAAGCACTTTCCACTACAAAGTCGCTTAAAAATATAATAGCTATAATTTAGCAAACCCGCCTTTGGAATGTGTAGTGGCTTCCATTGGTGGGTCTTTTTATTTTATGAAAGATGAAAATTATATCCTCGTAGCAGGGTGGATGAGAAACCGATTAGGGTTAAAAGGTACGCAACTGTTGCTTTATGCAACTATATACGGGTTCAGTCAAGACGGAGAAAGTTTTTTTGACGGTTCAACCGAATATCTTGCTGAAACGGTAGGGGCAACAAAAGAGAGTGTACGGCAAAATCTTATTAAGCTATGCGAAAACGGTTATATAGTAAAGCGTACAGAAGTAAGGCAAAAAGTTACATTCAATAGCTATGCAGTTAATTTTGGAGGGGGTACAAAAATTTTGGCGAAAGAGCCAAAAAATTTGTTTGAGGGCGACCAAAATTTTTGGTCTAATAATATAGATAATAATAATATAGCAGAAAATAAAGAAAATAATATATACGCAAAACCAAAAAAAAGCGTCTATGACAAAACGAAAAAGACGTTAATGTCAGAAAACCCGGTATTAGCAGATATTAATTACGTCTTAAAAAAATTCAGTTCAGACGATTATAAAGACATTGATGTTGCGTATTATTATCACGCTGTTATGGACTGGAGCGAAAGCAGTAACACGAAGCGACACGAAAATGGTTGGATTTCAACAATGCGTAACTTTATGCGAAAAGACCGAGAGGAAAACAAGTTACATTTGAAAAACCAAACAATGCAGCCGGGCGGCAAAGTAAACATAGACGAAGCAATGCAATATCTTAATATGTAGTTATGAGTAACGAACTAACAAAAACAACGAACAAAGCCACATTAATGCGCAAAGCCGCTTTAATGTTATACAACCCACAACCGGGTGTTAAGGCGGTAGAGATACGCCGGGCGTTGGTTGATGTGCCGGAAGTCTTTGCAGGACTTACCAAAGTAGAAAAGAGTGTTTTTGTAGCAAGCACAAAGCGGCAATTACAAGAATACGAGGACAAAGAGGAATTAGTCCGTAACGCTCGCACGCTGTTTAGATACATAGCTATGGACGTAGGCTATACGATACCAAGTAATACAGCAGATTGGCAATACACGCAAACCCGCCTTTTAGATGTGCTTTGTACGTACTTTCCACAAGTTACGCTAAATGACATTAAAATGGCTTTTGAACTCGCAGCCGTTGGAGAGTTAGACACCTATTTGCCACGAGATAAGAACGGCAAGGCGGATAAAAATCATTACCAACAGTTCAACGCTGATTATTTCTCAAAGATATTACGAGCGTATGAGCAACGACAAAGCGAGGTAATTTACAAAGCCTTTGAGAGCATACCACGCCCGGCGGTTAACGCAATAGAGAACAAAAGAGCGACAAACAAGTTCAAGCAAAAACTTATATACGCTTTTCTGTATTACAAGTATAAGGGCGTAATGTGTAAGTTAAGCGACACGCAGGAATTTATGTGTTACAAGTTGCTTTCAGATTGCGGTCTAATTGAAGCAGAGATAACGGAAGAAGATTTGCGGTTATCAATGTTAGAAATACGTAAACAGATTGCGACTGGCTTTATAAAGCCTTTCCAAGCTGGAAATATTCGCATACATGGAGAGCAACACGAAGCAGTCAAAACCGGCGCATACAAGTACGCACAACGTAGGGCGTTAATTGAGTGCTTCGATACAATGGTAAGGGAGGAAACGCAAATAACAGATTATATTAAGTTGGGAGGTTGTTATGAAGCGTAGGTGTATAAATTGTAAATACGGTTATAACCCTATACCGAGCAATAGCCGTGATGATTTTCAGTATTGTGGCTTTGGACTGAAAGACGGTGCAGTACTTGTTGGCGAATTTTGCCCTATGGACGGAAAGAAGCTAAAGAATTTAATTAAAGAAAGTAAAGTAAAATGAAAGAAATAACATATAATTGGACGTTAAAGGACGCACAATTCACGAAAGATAAAGGCACCGTATTTAGTTGCTTTTCATGTGGGGGGGGCAGCACAATGGGTTATAAATTAGCAGGTTACGATGTTATAGGCTGCAACGAAATAGACTCGAAAATGATGTCTATATACAGAGAGAACCACAACCCAAAGTACAGCTTTTGCGAGCCTATACAAGACTTTAAGAAGCGAAAAGATTTGCCAAAGGAATTGTATAATTTAGATATATTGGACGGTTCGCCCCCGTGTAGCAGCTTCTCAATATCCGGTAATAGGGCAAAGGATTGGGGTAAAGAAAAGAAGTTCAGAGAGGGGCAACAAAAACAAGTTCTTGACACGCTTTTCTTTGACTTTATAGATTTAGCAAAAGAATTGCAGCCAAAGGTTGTCGTGGCTGAAAACGTGAAAGGGTTACTATTAGGCGAAGCGAAAGACTATCTAAGAAAGATTTATAAAGAGTTTGAGGACGCAGGCTTTTATTGTCAACATTTCTTGTTAGACGCTTCAAGAATGGGAGTACCACAAAAAAGGGAGCGTGTGTTCTTTATCTGTTTAAGAAAAGATTTAGCAGGTAGTTTTTTGTATCAAAAAGACCTTTTTACAGAAGTTCCAAAAATAGACATGGCTTTTTGTAAAAAGGAGGTACCGTTCGGAGAAATTGAAGATAAGGGCAATTTTGAAAACAAATTATCAAAAAAGAATACGCATTTATGGGAGTACAGAAAAGAGGGCGACAAAGATTTGTCAAAGGCTTATGAACGCGTTTATAACAAATCAGCTTTGTTTAATTATACGTTTGCTTATAGGGATAAAGTGTTAAGCACGTTAACGGCACACATTGAGGGGAATGTGTCTTTTTACGAGCCACGTTATATTTCTAATAAAGAAATAATAAAGGCTGCAACTTTCCCAAGTGATTATAACTTTTTGAAGTGTCGTCCTATTTATGTATGTGGAATGAGCGTACCGCCCATTATGATGTATGAGATAGCAAGTAATATTTATAATCAGTGGTTAAGTAAGTTAAAGTAATATGAATAGTAAGGATTTCTTCAACAAGGTTGCTTTGATGAGACGTCTTCAAAAAGAGTATTTCAAAACACGTAGTAAGTCGATACTTTCAGAGTGTAAAGCAATAGAGCGAGAAATTGACACAGAGATAAAGCGTGTAAACGCTATTCTGCAAACAAAGGAACAAAATTTATTTATGTAAATTATAGCAGTATGGAGAAATTAAATTTAATGACACAAAAAGAAATGAACGCTACCTTTATAGCCGCCTTTGAGGGTATAAAGGGAGTTTGTGACAAAATGACTACCGGCAACGTGTCGCACAATGTTGCTACAATTCGGTGCAAGTGTGTAGAAATGTTGCAATTCTTTGAGGATTGGAATAAGCACATACCAAGCGCAACAGACGAGGTTCTGAACGGTATAAAGCCTTTGCAATGGAAAG